TTCATCAAGTTTATTTTCTATTTCTATCAATGACTTTCTACCCTTTGATAAGTCTAATTCATCGACACCACTAATCATATCTTCTTCTAAAATTAGATTCATATCTTTATCTATCCTTGATTCGGGAGCTAACTCAGGAGCTCCACCAGCTGGTGGTCCACCTAATTCTTCACCGCCAGGTGGAGGTGGTGCTCCGCCTCCCATATCACCCATGTCAGGTGCTCCACCCATATCAGGAGGTGCTCCTCCTTCTGCAGGTGTTCCTGCTGGTTCGTCAGGTTTTTTACCATATAGCTTATCTACATTATCAAAAATACCTGTTTTTATAATAACCTCAGCGGTTTTAGTTAATTCGGCTGCAACCGCAGATTCAATTCTTTGTTGTAATAAATCAAGTTTTATTTCTTCATCAGAGAATCCAAGTATATGTTTCTTCGCCCAAGTCGCAGACACAGGTGCAAGACCTTGTACTTGTGTGACAGCGTCTTTATATGCTAATAATTTTTCTTTAAATGTATCAATCCTTAATAGGTCAGCCTGTGTTGATGGGTTTGTTAGACCAAGAGTAAAGTTAGTCAGTTCGTCCTCGAATCCTAAAATAAATAAATGTATAATTGCAATTTTATTTAATTCTTGAATCATTGACCTTTGGATTCTATTGATTGTTCTTGCAAATCTTATGTCCTGCATTGCCAAATTTTTACCATCACCAACCGCTTCTTCAAAACCTAAAAACGCTTTAGGTACGCGAAGAGCTGTTAATAATTTCTTTTGTATATATTCAATATCTGCAATTTCTGATAAGTTCTGAGCTCCCGCTAATGTCTCAATAGGACTTGTTTGAGCTGGGTCACGAACAGGAATAAAGAAATCTTGGTCAACCGCCATTTGATTCATACGTAAATCTACATTACCTGTTTTAGAATCAACAACTTGGTCTCTCTTAAATTTATTTGCAATTCTTTGGATATATGGTTCAACATCCTTGTCGTCCATATTACCAACAAATATTTTAAATACTCTTCTTTCAGGTGCTCTTGATGTTCTATAAACCAACATGGCGTCTTCTGAAAGTAATAACTGTTTCCAAACTCTTCTCGCTTTTTCTAACATAGAAGTACCATATGGAAGTTTTCTGTCGTCACCCAATAATCTAAAGTGAGCAACCTCCCACGTATTGAATTCCATGTCTTTAACCTTCCATACAAATTTCAAAGATTTTGCATCCTCAGATGTGTTGTGGGCTGGTTTAACTTTCATACCCCTTTCCAATCTTTCAATTTCAATGTTTGGTAATTGTTGACACCCAACTACACCTTTTTCAGGGTCCAATTTTAGATATACAAAATTATCACCATACTTACATGTGTTTCTTGTCCACATAGGTAAGTTAGTATTAATATCCAATCTGTTATTAAATAAATCGGCCAATACAACTTTTATACGTGATGATTCAGAATAAATTTGAAGAATGAATCCGTCTTCATTTGTTGTTGTCGATTCTTCGGCATAGATATCAAGAGCTGCGGAAATCTCAGGGGTATATTCCATACTCTCATAATCATAATAAGAAGCCAATCTTGTTGGTTCATAATAAATTGCTTGAGTATAGAGATTATTTTCAATTTTTGCCCATTGTTGTCCTAAGTAGTAACTTTGCTGAGCTTGTAGTTTTTGTTTATCAAATTCTTCTTTATTATCAGTTTTAAGAATTTCTTTTTTGTCAAATTTGTATACTGGCGGTTGTTGACCTAATGTAGAGTCAGGACCAAACGTTCTTGTAAGTCGTTGCCATATTGTTAAATTATCTGCCATTATCTAATAATTATAGTTCAATCAGTTTATGAATAAAGATTTACATTCTTTTACCGCTGAATAACCATAAATACTTTTCATAGTCACTTTTAGTTGGGTTTGAGCCAAATCTGTCGTTATAGGATGAGGGTGATATCACAGGAACGCCAGGATTGAAATCCAAAACAGCTTTTGATGCTTCGCTGTTTGTAACACTCCAAGAATTTAATAAAGCCTTTGTTTGTTCTGTAACTTTTTCTAATTGATTATAAGAGTTTTGTCCTACGTAAAGTGCCATCGCGATAGACATAATCAAATCATCATGATGTCCTTTCATGTGGTCAGGTCTACCGTTTATATAAACAAAAGTATTCATTTCACTTAACAATCTTGGTGAATACACTTTAAATCCGTGTCTTAACGCCTCCTCAAACGCTGAAATAATTTGTACTCTTTTAGCGTTAAAGTTAATTCCAGGTATTTTTTCCATAGCCTTTGAGTTATATTCCCATACATTCGCGTAATTGACACCATCAATATATAGGTTTCTATATCCCATCTCTTGTAATTTCCTTGATGTTGAGACACCCATACCACCAGTAATATCAATAACAATAAATGCATCATAATACGTACCCCATTTGTATGCAATTTCAGCAGCAACATCAGGTGGAACCTTTGCCAAATATTCGGCAACTTGTTCCCTTTCATCAAAATCAATAATTTGGAATGAAGTATAATCTTCAGAATCTCCCCTTGAAACGTCAACACCCATAATGTATCTATGACCAACAACAGGTTCTTTCCAAATCCAAAGTTGGTTTTGAACCATTTTGTTTTCAGGTTGACAAACCATTTCAGTTCTAATCTTTTCTATTATTTTACTTTCAAAAACGTTATCACCAGAACCTAAAAAGTTACACTCCAATTCCTGCGAAATTTTTCTTCTATCAAATTTTAATTTTTTGGCCATTTTTTCAAACCAAGATGAATGTGGTTTATATCCATCATCCATTAGTTTTTTGAAATCTTCGTAATTTCTTTGTTCTTGTGGTACATTTTCGTATGAAATAATTTCTACGTCTTTGTATTCTTCCCTATTGAGATAATAATGAATTATATCTTTAACTTTAATAAACTCTAAGTCTTTAGTATATCTTGGGTCTCTCCACCAAAACATCTCAGTAATCTTAAAGTTATTCATATTTTTTAAGGACTGGTCATAAATTGGATAATAAATTGCATCGTATCCATTCGGGGTAGATATCACTATAACTTTACCACCTGTAGAAAGAGACGCCATACAAGCAGCCCAAAAGTCATCACCCGCCTCAATGTAAGCAGCTTCGTCAAATATCAATACTGTTGGGGTGTAACCACGAAGTGCGTCATTTGATGTTGCAACCGCTTTTACCTCACATCCGTTTGTTAGTTTCCAATGTCGAGCAGCGTTTTTCTCAGTAGAAAATTCAACACCCATCCAATTGGGCCACTGTTCAGTAAATTGTTTTATTTTGTTTGCAAATTCTACAGACGTGTCAAGTTTGTTTGCAATTATAAGAATTTTTTCAGGTTTTTCTTTTTTGGAAAAAGCTATTTTTTTTGATACCCAAGCAGCTGTAACTGTAGATACACCCGCTTGTCTATACTTAAGAGCTATGTTTTCTTCATAATTTTCATAGTCCTCAACTAACGTGATTTGGTCGGCAAATAAATCTAAAGGAACAAACTTAGAAACCGTGTTATCGTAGGTTTGAAGGTATGTTCTAAGCGCGTAAGGTGTGCTTTTAATACACTTAGTATATTCTATTAAAGCTTGTTCTCTTGTTATACTCATTAAGTATAAATATCACCAATTACTTCTTAGGTGGTTCTATACCTAAATCACCCAAGAAACTAAGGTCAATATCTTCGTCGTCGTCATCTGATGTTGGTGTTGTTGGATAATCATCATCTTCATCATCATACGCTTCAAAACTACCCAATATTTCTTCCAAATCTTGTTTGTTTAATTGGTCCATAACATCATCAGCAATTCTTTCCATTTCAGCATATGCTGATTGGTCTCCCGCATTTACTCTTTGGGCTAAAGATATAAATCTATTTTTTGGTATTTTGATTATTTCTCTGAAAATTAAACCTTGTACCGTTTTCATATTTTCAGCGTCATCGAAAACTTTAGCAGGGAATGATTGTATTAATCTTTCCCACAAATATACTCCAACAATAATATCAAATATTTCGTTAACTAATGTATCAGCTTTAGCCCTTACCATTTGAGCTTGGATTGGGTCTTCAGGTAAAGAAGGAGCTAAAATTATGTCCATATAACCTTTTAACAATTCGTGAACAATTATAGGGAAAATTACACCTTTAGCTTTAACAATCATATTACCTGTTTGTTCACCTGATTCGTCAGTTTCAAATTCTATTTCTTCTTCACCACCAATATTCTGTTGTGAGCCAGCCATAGCTTCCATCATTTCAGGTGGTAACATCCAATACAAGTAATCATTTAAAGCCATTAAGGCACCATACTTATCGGTAATTCCTGGTTCCATTTCTTCGAGTCTATCTCTTACTAACTCAAACATGAAATGTCCTTTTTTGGCAAAACCTTGTGTTATTGCGTTAAAAAATCTTCTTTTGGCGACTTTATAATCAAAGTTTTCAAACGCATCTAAAAACTCATCTAAATCCTCACCATTATCTTCAAAGGCTAATTCAATATCCTCCGAACTAAACTCTTCAGGTTCATTCTGAAAATTAGCTGAAGGTGCGTCACCTAAATTTTTAAATTTAGCATCGAATTTAATAAAACCTCTATATTTTTCATCTAAAAGTTCATTCTCTGCCAATTCAACCGCTAAGTTTTCTAATTGTCTTTCTTTACCTGATTCAAATTGTTTTACGTCTCTAAAAAGACCCATTAATAACATTTGAAGTCCTCCAAGATTATTAGGTACTCTTTCTCCCAAATATCTTTCGAGTTTACTTATTACGTCTGCAAATCTTTTTGTTGCCGCTTTTTCCTCAAAAGATTGTCTTTCTCCTTCTTTTTTCTTTGGGAAAAAAGGGCTATCAGAGTAAGGTGTTTCACCTCTTTCTATACTTCTTTTAAGGTCAGGGTTCATCCTAAAACCTTCTGGCTCATCTATTGGAGCTTCAAATATTCTTCTTTTGTTTTTCATTATTTTAAATTAAATCCTGCTTTTATGAATGAATTGTAACTTAACCATTTTGGACCTTTAGCTTTTGGACCAGGTTTTTGTGCTGGTTCAATTTTAAAAGGATTTTTCTTACCAGGTGATTTACTTGGTGTTTTTGTTGGTGTTTTTACAGGTGCCTTTGCAGGTGCTCCCGCACCACCTTCTTTAACTTCTGATTTATCTTTAAATGGTAAGTTTGTATTCTTTTTTGGTTTGTTATAGAATACATCAACACCCTCAACATTCTTTTTTTCCTCACCTAATTCAGCCTTTGGACTTGGTTTTTGATGAGGTTTAATTCTAAAAGGATTACCAGGTTTTTTAGTTGGTGTCTTAGTAGGCGTCTTAGTAGGTGCCTCTTTGGTTCTTGTTGACGATTCTATAAGACTCATGAGTTCTTTCTTTGATATTGACTCAGGTATATACTTTTCAATCAACTTTGTCAAGCTCTCTTCTAATTTACTATCTTTTTTCTTTTCAGGTAGTTTTTTAAAGTTTGTATCATCTGAATATTCTTTAGCCCATTTACACCATTTTTTCTTTGCTTTTTCACTTTTGGTGTTGTTGCATTTGGCCCAAAACAATCTTTGTTGTGATTTGGATTCAAACTTTTCATTCATTTCACCTTCGGTCATACCAACTTCATTCCCTTGTTTATTTTTTGGATTCGTATCGTCATCCATACCATCATTTGACTCATCGGACTGGTCTTCAGGCGGTAATTGACCCGTCATTTTTTTTGTCAAATCCTGACCAATCAAATCGTCATCACTATCTTCCTGAAGTGGAGCATTAATCTGACGCATAAGGGTTGCGGTTTTTTCTAATTCGGCATTTAGTTTTTGTTGTTGAGTTATATCTTCGGGTGTCACCTTTTCAACCAATCTATTATATAAAAGATTTACTTGTGCCTCCGATAAACCCCTAATGGTGTTATAACTGAAACCATCAGCTATTAACCTTTCTATTTTTTTTCCAATGTTAGACATGTGTCAATTCTTTTTCAAATTTTAATACGATATCTCTTTCGTATAGTTTATCGATTACTTTTTCTTCTGTATCACCAAAATGAAAAACCAATCTTGTTTGGTTATCGTCGTAATATTCATTTTCGATATCTTCCCACGCTAAAGATATTACGTTATCAACAGCGTCGTAAATCGAAAAAAAGTCAGAGTTTTGAATTACGTTTAATTTTATTTTATCGTTTTTCAAAACTCCAACTTTGGATATTAAATCGATGTGAGGTGGTTGTGGGTTTCCGCCAGCAGGGTTCGAGTCCCACCCCTCACCGTCTATTATTTCTTCAGTTGAGAATATAAATTCATAGAGATTGTCTCCCCTGAAATTAGGTCCCAACTCGTTTACAAAAACTAACTTGTTCATAGAATTACACCTCTTGGAGAAACTTTGATTTGTTTTCCTTCATTTTCAAAAACTAAATTTTTCATGTTAGTCTTTCCAATGAATTTAGCATTCTCGTTCTCACTCAAAATGAATTCAGCTGTTAGTTCTTGTTCGATTGTTTCTGAAAGTCTTTTTATTTCATCAACAACCTGCACTTTATTTACTTTCTTTTTGATGAAAGATTTTATCTTTTTACTTTCGGTAGATTTTTTTTCTTCTTCTGTTATTACAAAATATTTTGATAATATTTTATCAACTTTAGATTCGGAAAAAATTTGTTCTAAAAATCTAGAGTGTGGATTTGTTGATTCTCCCATTTCAGGTTGAACTGATACTTCGTCTGAACCGTCAGCGCCTAAATCCATTGGAGGAACTTCGTCAGGTGTTGGCTCTAAGGATGGCTCACCCATATCTTGACCTTCTCCTTCTTCTGTACCCTCAATCTTACCAATAATAGATTCAAGGTCAGCATCATCTAAAACAGATAAATCAAGAGCGGACAACACCGAGTTTACAACATATTTTACGTCCTCAGAACTCATTTCGTTTTCTTGACCAAAGGTTCTAAGTTTTTGACCTAATTTTCCTGTTAACTTTTGAATGGTCTTGAATGTAACTTCTTCTGCGTTTTCGTCGGCACCCATATTAGCACCCATATCAGCACCCATATCAGCACCCATATCAGCACCCATATCAGCACCCATATCAGCACCCATATCAGCACCCATATCAGCACCCATATCAGCACCCATATCAGCACCCATATCAGCACCC